CCAGCATCGCCGCCCCATGCCGCCCATGCCACGCGGCCCGGTGATGGGTAGCCGTCTTCGCCTTGGCTGAAGCCCTGCCCTTGCTTGTCGACTTCATGCCGCGCAAACCATGCCGACATGGTGATCACGGTGTCGGGCGACAGCTCATCGCCGCTTAAGATCTGCGATGCCCTGGTGGCTGCTACATCAGTGCCACCCTGCTCACCATCGGCCTTCCATGCGCGGTAGCGCTCAGCCTCCTCGCGCATTCCAGTGGTTGGCATCAGGTTGATCTCGGTACCGTTGACGTTGGCCATTAGATGCCCTGCTCCGGCGCTGCGTTTGCTTCTGGTGCGTATGGGTCTTGCGGAATGATTGAGCCCGGTGGACGCGCTTGCGTAAGGCCAGCGCCGCTCACCTTGCCAGGATCAATGTCAAGCACAAGGCCATGCTTCTCCGCCAGCAAGCGCTCGGATTCAAGCTGCACGAAGATTTCCTCAAGATCCCCGCCCTGCTCTGCAACCACCTCGCCCAGTGTCTTGAAGCCGCACCGCACTGCTTCCTTGTATGCGGCCACCTCCTTGGCAGGGTCAACCCATGCCCAGCCGCGTGGCATCCAGCGCGCAGCCTTGAAGCGATCGGGCGCCAGCTCGTAGCCGGGCAGCGATAGCGCATTGCTCAGCACTGCCAGCTCAATCCACTCGTGGAACACGCGGCGGTGGAAGTTCTCGATCATCCACGATTGCAGAATCCGCCAGTGGTCGCGGTCTTCAATCAGGCTGAGTCGGCTGCTGCTGTAGTTGGTCTGGCTGAAGTCACGTGAGATCGTCTCGTAACTGCATCCGATGCCTGCAGCCATGGCGCGCAGCATCGCGCGCAGGAATGGCTCGAACTGACCATCTGGACTATCAAGGCTCGGCACCGTGACCGACTCGCCGGGGTTGAGGTATTTGAAGACTCCGGGTTCAAAGTTTGAGACGCGCTCACCATCCATCACGTCATCACCGATCAGCTCGCCCTCGGGGCTGGTGATGAAGCCCATCAGCGCACTGCTGGCACGTGCTCGCACCACCTCGGCCTGCTCGTAGCCCGCTAGGTGATGCAGTCGCTGGATTGCGCTGGCGAACCATGTAACGCCTCTCGTCTGGCCGGGGCGCTCGGCGCGGTAGAGGTGAATGATCTCCTCGGCCGGGATGCGCTTGTGGCGCTGCGTGCTGATCTGCTGGTTGCTGAACTGGTAATCGCCGGGGTGATACGCCAGGAAGTGATACGCGATCGGCCTGCCCCAGCCGTCCACCTCCACACCCATGCGGATCTCGTTGCCCTGCTGGCTGCGGCCATTGAGACCATCATCGAGCTGGTCTGCCTCGATCACCTCCATCGCCAGCGGCACAGTGCTGCCACCAAAGCTCTGCCGCACAAGTCGGACGAACACCTCGCCGCTCTCAGCGCAGGCGCGGATCACTAGCCTTTCAATGTCGGCAAAGCTCAGTTTGCCGCCGGTGTGGCAATGCCGCGCAGTTGTCCACTGCCGCCATGCCGCCTCGATCGCATCGTTGACCTGAGTATCAAGCCTGCCGCCGCGCTGCATCCGCACCTGCGACTGAAACGGGATGCCCTGCCCGATCACGTTGCCTTCAATCGCGCGCAATGCCTGCCGCGCATAGTCATTATCGCGGCACAACTGCCGCGCACGATCGCGCAGCTTCTGCGCGCTGCCGTAGATCTCGCTGTCGGCGCTGGTGTTACCTGTCACCCAGTCCGCGGTAAGCCTGCTGAACTGCGCGCCTTGGTACATCCGCCGCCGCGGTGCTGATGGTGTCGCCTGTTGCCTGCGCTTCTTGGCCATCAGCTGAACCTCACGAATAGGTTGTGGGGATTGCCCAGACCATTGGCCGCCAGATCGGCAGCCTGCTCGCGCTTCACGTCGGATTTGAGATTGGCCTCCAGCTGCAGCAGTTCTGTTAGCGGCAGCTTCTTGAGTCGCCTGCTGCCGATGGTGTACTCAGCAACAGCGCCGCCCGATACCATCGCGCGGATCGCAGCCTGCACCGCATCAAGATCCTGCTGCGCCTGACTGCGGCCATCAAATGCGCCAGGCGTGCCGGCATAGTTCAACGCCGCCAGCACCTCAAGCTGGCCAGCGCCAAGCGTCAGCTTCTCGCTGCCAGCAGTTGCAATCGCCTGCCAGTACCACTGCCCTGCGTCGAAGCCAGCACTCGTGGCCGCGGCAATGGTCAGCTCCCAGCCTTGACCGTATGCGGTGCCGATGATCGTTGCCCCTTCGCTTGCAGTATTGGTGCGCAGGTAATACGTCAACGTCCAAGTGCTGCTAGTGACGGCAGCGCCAAACGCATCCACGCTGGCATCATCCCGCCATTTCACCGTGTCACCGGCTCGAATTGTCGCAGGGATGTTCACCGTTACCAGTTGCTGAGGAAGGCCGAACCAGCCTTAGCTGATCTTAGCGATGGCTTAGCGCGTGCTTCTGCTGGCTTGTCGAGTTGATCCCATATCGTCCGCCGGTCGTACTTCGTATACAGGTGGCACAACGCCGCATAGGCATAGACCAAGCAATCCAGCGCCTCATTCCGCGCTGATGGCTTCTTGACCCATTCGCGCACCGGGAATCCTGAGCGGTTGTATCGCATCACTTGCTTCTCGGCGGTCAGTTGCTCGAAGTAGTCAACCGTTGCATCCATGTGGAAGTGCAGGTAGCCGGGCCCTGGCTCGCTATGCCTGATCCGACCAAACAGCGTGGTCTTGATCGTGTCGCTGCCGACCGGATGCACCACCGCGCCGCGCTTCATGGTCTGGCCTTTGGCGTTGAGATCCACCCGGCTGCCCTTGCCGATCGGTGGCTTACCGCGCTGGCTGGCGCCTTTGATCGCAATCACGCCTTGGCGGCCACGCTCGCGTGCGTACTGGTAAACCTCAGCAGTGAAATGGCCGCCGCTGTCAATCGCCACCACATGGGGTCGGATGCCATGGCCCAGCGCGTGCGGCCATTCGCGCAGCACCATCTGATCAAGCTGCTTCCAGAGGTCTGCGCGGCTTGGGTCGCCGTGAATCTCTTGGTGGTCCATCAGCCAGCCTTCCTCATCGCGTCCCCATGCCCAGACGCTGATCGCCAGCCGGTTGTCCTGCACGTCAACGCCGACCGTGATGGCGGATGCACCATCTGGCACAGTGCCGGGCTTGTAATGCTCGCAGCGCTCCAGCAGGCCGCTGGCGCTCACCTTGCTGGCGTAGTCCTCTGCGAACGTCTCGGCCAGTCGCGTATTCACAAAGCTTTTGAGCATCGGCGCATCCGCCTTGCTGCGCATGAACTCGTCAACCATGTCGGCCCAGCTCAGCCAGCCGAGCGGTGAATAGAGTCCACTCAGTTGGAATCCAGCGGTCTTGCCGCCATCGCCAGGTGCAGTGGCGCGCCATTCACCACCACGCAGTAGGGCAGGCTTGTGCAATTCCCCGAATCGATCTTTGCACGCCTCGCATTCATACGCCGCGCTGCTCGGATCATCTTTCTCCCACTTGAGCTGCGACCACTTCAACCATTGCATCGCGCCGCAACTTGGGCATGGCACAAAGTAACGGCGCTGATCACTGCGTTCATACTCCGCCTCGATACGGCTGAAGTCCTTGATGGTCGGCGTACTGGTCAGCAGGATCTTCCGCCGCGCGAACGTCGTCGCTCGTTTCTCGGCCAAGCTGACCGGATCGCCCTCGCCGTCAACGTCCAGAGGGAAGGCGTCCACCTCGTCGAGGAAGATGTAGCGACACGGCGTCGATCGCAGCCCAGTGGCTGAGTTACTGCCGGTGAGCAGGAGCATTCCGCCTGGAAACTCCTTGCTGAACATCGTGTTGCCGCTGTCCCTGCTGCGGCTGGGCGCGATCCGCTCTGCCAACACCGGCGTGTCGGTGATCATGCTCTCAAGGCGCTGCTTGCTCAGGCGCTTGGCCATCTCAACCGTGGGTTGCACCGCCAGCAGTGGGCCCGGTGCATGATGGATGACATAGCCGAGCCAGTTGCTGCCGGCTTCGGTCTTGCCGGTTTGCGCTGCGAACATCATTACCACCCGCTGCACCGGGCTGTTGCTGCTGAGGCAGTCCATCGGCTCGCGCAGGTAAGGCGTCCGCCCGGTGCGCCATGGGCCAGGTTCGGCGCTCGCCTTGCTGCTCAGCATCCGGTACTGATCAGCCCACTCGCTGACCGTCAGCTGCGCATCAGGTCGCAGGCCATCGAGGAAGCCGCCGCGGTATGCGTTCATTCACTTAGCTCCGACAATGCCGCGCGGTGCTCCTGGCTGAGCAGTTCATGGATCACCACCGGATCCGTCTCGCCCGCCAGTTGGTGGCTTAGTCGATCGGCCAGGTTGGCAAGTGCTTCGCGGATGCTGCGCCCCAGCGCAAACGCTTCCTTCTTCACCTCATCAGCGCTGATCAGCTCGCGGCGCTGCTGGCTCACCTGCAGCTTGGCCAGCTCGGCCTGGTAATGCTCACGCCTTGCGCGGCTTTCATTTAGATCCGGGATCTCATCATCCGGCAGCGCTTCAAGGCGGCGCTTCAGCTCGCGCGGTGTTGGATCCGCCGGTGGTGACACCTTGCTATTGGCTGTGGCTCTCGTGTTCTTGTTCCACAGCTCCAGCGCTAGGTCGCGGTCCAGCCACCGCTGGCCCTCCTTGTCAACGATGGCAGCAGCGATGCGGCTTTTGCTTGCGTGGGTAACCGCACCTTTCGTGCAGCCCTTCAAGATCGCAAACTCAGCAAAGCTGACTAGCACGGGTAGTTTAATCACTAAACCAATGCTAAACCCTCGCTAAACCGCCTGCCGTAGCTGTGCTGAGATCCCTTGCGGCGCAACGGTTTAAGCGGTTTGGCGTCTGGCGCTAGATAAATGGCGAGATTTGAACTAACCCACATTGCAGGATTGAAAAGGGACCCAATCACCGTGGCGCGAACACCAACCGTTCAAAGATCGACGGGAACTTTTCACTGAACTTCTTGGCCAAGATGTCACGAACAGGGAATTGTGGTTCGTACCGGGGCTGACGAGTGATGTGGAAGATCGTGTGAAAGCCGCGGGCCATGCCGCCATTGCGCGGCCTTGGTCCCACACGTGCGTAGATACCACGCGGCAAGCCGCCAGGCGTACCGACGAAGAAATCAGACTCGCGCCGCTTGCGTTGCGAACGACGCGCGCCAGAGACGTTCTGCGTTGCGCCTTGCTCACGTAGGCCGCCAATGCGGCTGAGGATGCGCACCATGGTAGGGCCTGGTACGTTGCCGTACTGATCCAGCTTCAGAGGGTAGACGCCGCCATTGGGCCTGGCCTCGGCCGGAACGATGTACTCGCCTGCCCTTAAAACGCCCTTGGCTTGCATTGCGGCTTCACTGCGCTTCTCGTTGCGCCTGCCGCCGCCGACCATTGGCTGTAGATACTTTGCGGCAGCAGTGCCTTTGACCGCAGTGTCCTTAAAGCCGAAGCGTGCAGTTAGATCATTTGGCTTGGCCTTCTGAACAAACATTGAGTTCAGTGTCCATTTTGTTGGCTGATCGACGTATCGCGGCGTGACGTTCTTGAGATAGTCGCGTGCGTCGTATGCAGCCAGCGTGATTGCTTTGGCCAGATCTTTATCAAGGTTGCCACGTACGGCTGAAGTAAAACGAGCCAACTGATCCAGCTGGCTCGTATCAACACTGAAGCTAAGGTTCACTCCCGCACCTGAACCGGCATGACCAGATAAGTCTGACCGATGACGACGGGCGAGGTTGAGGTGTTGGCTTGAATGGTGATATCAGTGTCCGTGAAGCCCTTGAGTCCATCCACGAGATAGTGGACGTTGATGGCCAGCTGCGGCAGCTTGCCATCACATGCGACGGACTCAGCGCCGCTGCTGGTTTCGGACTCGGCGGTGACTTCAATGGCGCCAGCCTTGACGGTCAGTCGCACGATGTCATTAGGCGAGACGCACGCGATCCGCTCCAGCGCTGCGAGCAGCGCCTCACGGTTGCAGGTGGCCAGGGTCTTGAAGGTGGCAGGGATCAGCTGCTGCACATGGGGGTAGGTGCCATCGAGCGTGCGCGTGATCATGCGCGTAGCAGTGTCCAGCTGGATTGCGACGTGGCCGCCATCTACGGCAAATGACGCAGGATTCCGCACCTGCGACATAGCACGAGCAGGGATCACTACATCCATGTCCGGCGCATTGCAGGTCAGCGTGCGCGACGCGAGCCGGTGGCCGTCGGTGGCTTCAATGCGCAGCTCCTTGCCATCAGAGACCAGGTGAATGCCCGTGAGCACCTGCTTCGACTCATCAGTGCTTGCTGCCACCAGCACAGCAGCCAGAGGCGCCGCCAGGTCGATCGCAGCGCCATCAGCAGCCGCCACTGCGGGCAGCTCGGGGAAGTCATCCGCAGAGGCCGCTGAGAGGCTGTAGGAGCCGCCTGCGGTGGCCAGTGCCACGCGGTCACCGTCAAGGGTCAACGAGACCACGCTGGCGGCGTCTAGCCGGCCTGTGATGTCGGATAGCAGGCGATGCGGCACGACACAGGCGCCGGCAGTGTCAACCATGGCATCGATGCTGGTCTGTATGCCGATGCTCAGGTCGTAGGCGGTGAGCTGCAGGCTCCCGCCATCAGCGCGAAGCATCACGCCAGAGAGGATCGGATGGGTCTTGCCATTGCCGACAGCACGCGCCACAGCACGCAGCGCACGGCTGAGGTCGGATTGGGTGCAGGTGATCTTCATTGGGCAGCAGCTTCAGAAAGGGAACAAAGGATGCCATCGCAGTCGGCTTGGAATGATGCCACCAGCTCCAGTGGGATGGGGCGGTCATCGTCCTGTGCGTTGTCGCGGATCGCGTCGGCATAGGCGCGTGCCAGTACCAGGGTGTCGTGCAGCCGGTTGATCACCGGCGATTGCTTGGCGGGAATGTCAATGGTGTCCATGGTGCAGCCTTGTGGCCAGCGCAACCCTACTGCGCCGTGATCCATCCTGCAACAAACCTAACAGACCTAACGCATTCCTAACGGGCTCTGTTAGGCGCAAACCCCTTGCCAGCACTGGGTTCTCTCCCTTACCTAACAGACCTAACAGAAAAAGGTATAGATAGGTGTGAGAGAAGACCTTACCTACTGGGTAGGGGGTACTACTCC